GCCGATCGCGTTCGGGTACAGGCGGCCGCTATCGTCAGCTACCGCGTCGACGCGACGCTGTTTCTCTATCCCGGCCCGGAAGCGGAGCCGATCCGCGCCGCCGCCGAGGCGAAGCTGCTCGCCTTTATCAACGCGCAGTCGCGGCTGGGGCGCGATATCCGCCAGTCGGCGCTCTACGCCGCGCTGCATGTGGAGGGCGTGCAGCGCGTCGAGCTGGCGCAGCCGACGGCCGATGTGGTGCTGGATAAAACCCAGGCCGCCTGGTGCAGCGGCTACAGCATCAGGGTAGGAGGTTCCGATGAGTGATCGGCTGCTGCCGACCGGCTCCTCGCCGCTCGAGGTCGCCGCCGCTCAGGCGTGCGCCGATATCGAGGCGATGCCGGTGCCGCTGCGCCAGCTATGGAACGCGCAGACCTGTCCGGTGGCGCTGCTGCCTTATCTCGCTTGGGCCTGGTCGGTCGACCGCTGGGACAGCGGTTGGAGCGAGTCCACTAAGCGCAGCGTCGTGGCCGCCTCGGAGTATGTGCACCGGCATAAAGGCACCATCGGTTCGCTGCGGCGCATCGTCGAGCCGCTCGGCTATCTGATCCGCATTATCGAGTGGTGGAAAACCGGCGACGCGCCGGGCACGTTTCGCCTCGACGTCGGCGTGCTTGATACCGGCATTACCGAGGAGATGTACAACGAGCTGGAGCGGCTGATCGCCGATGCGAAGCCGTGCAGTCGGCATCTGATCGGCCTTTCGATCAATCTCGATTCGAGCGGGACGCTGCCGGTAGCGGCCGCCAGCTACAGCGGCGACGAGCTAACGGTTTATCCCTACACCCCTGAAATCATCACCGTGAGCGGGCCAAGCTACACCGGCTCAGCGGTACATTTAATTGACCTGACGGAAGTGCGCACATGACAACGAAATATTATGCCCTGCTGACCAATCAGGGCGCGGCTAAGCTGGCGAACGCCACGGCGCTCGGCACTAAGCTGCAGATCACTGAAATGGCGGTAGGCGACGGCGGCGGCGCGCTGCCTACGCCGGATGCCTCGCAGACGAAGCTTATCGGCGAGAAACGCCGCGCGGCGCTGAATTCATTAAGCGTCGATGCGGCCAACAGCAGCCAGATTATCGCCGAGCAGATTATCCCCGAGAACGAAGGCGGCTTCTGGATCCGCGAAATCGGCCTGTTTGACGCCGACGGCGTGATGATTGCCGTCGCCAACTGCGCCGAGACCTATAAGCCGCAGCTGCAGGAAGGCAGCGGCCGCACGCAGACGGTGCGCATGATTATCATCGTCAACAGCGCCGCGTCAGTGACGCTGAAGATCGACCCGTCGGTGGTGCTGGCGACGCGCCAGTATGTGGACGACGGGGTGATTGAGGCGAAGCAATATGCGGATAAGGGCATCGCTGATCATGTCGCGGCGGCGAACCCGCATCAGCAGTATCTGCAGATCGCGAACGCGCTGGCGGAGGTGAAGAGTGCGGGGAAGGTGGCGGATTTGTTAGCTAATCTGGGATTAACTGACAAATTTTCTGGTCGGCTTTTAAGAACGGTTGTCATGAGCACATCGGGTAGCTATACACCAGGCGCAGATACGACAAAAATTGTATGCAAAATGGTTGGCGCAGGCGGTAGTGGAGCCAGTAGTGTGACCGTTGATGCCAATACCTATTCCTCATCAGGCGGGGGCGGCGGTGGCGGTGGCTATATCGAGTTCGAAATAGATTTAAGTAAAAGTGCAGTGAAAAACATTCCAGTAGTAATTGGTCTGGGTGGCGCTGCTGTTACTGCCAGCATAGGAAATAGCGGTGGTACAACATATTTCGGTAATAACATTTATGCTACTGGAGGAGGCAGCGGTGCTATTTCAACACGTCCTCAAAAAGACTATTCTTCAGGAAATAACAGCTCCATGATAATTGCTGGGGTGGCTGGAAGAGGAGTCTTTAATGAAACAGCTAGTGGTTATCGTCTTATTCGAAAAGCCAATGGAACTATGGGTGGCTGGGGATATTTAGGCACTATAGGGCAGTTAGGGGGAGCTGGTGGTTCCAGTATGCTTTCGGGAAATACAAATTGTATCGGAAATATGGGGCAGGGTATTAACGCTGCTGAATCAGGATATGGTGCAGGGGGCAGCGGGACTTGTTGCTTTTATGATCCTAATCAGCCAGTCGTAACTGCATATATGGCCAAACCTTCGGGTTCTGGCGCAAACGGTGTAGTTATCATTTATGAGTATGCATAATGAGTAAAAAATATGCTGTAGTAAAAATGGATAATCATTTAGTTTTAAACACAATTGTCGCACCAGAAGGTTTTACCATGGAAGGCTATGAAATGATTGAACTGGATGAGAGTAATGCTTCACAGCCTGGTGCTTATTATAATCCTGGCGACGGTAAGTTCTATGGTGATGTTAGTTATAAGACAGATTATCACCAGATAAACTGGCTAAATTAATCCTGAATGTAAAAAGCCTCCTGATAAGAGGCTTTTTTATTTTTAATTTATCCTCTGTCCGCTCATCCCTCAGTAAACTCTAACCGCATGATTTCTCTCAGCTGACCTGACAATCTGACTCCACCCTCAACACGGAGTGCATCAGATGTCTGATTATCATCACGGTGTACGCGTTGTCGAAATCAATGACGGCACGCGCACCATTTCTACCGTATCCACCGCCGTAGTCGGCCTGGTCTGCACCGCAGCCGACGCAGACGCCGCGGCATTCCCGCTCAACACCCCGGTGCTGCTGACCAACGTGCAGGCCGCTATCGCCAAAGCCGGCAGCAAAGGCACGCTGGCGGCATCGCTGCAGGCGATTGCCGATCAGTCGAAACCGGTTACCGTCGTGGTACGCGTTGCCGAAGGCGAGACCCCCGAAGTGACCACCTCCAATATCATCGGCACCACCGACGAAAACGGCCAGTACACCGGCATGAAGGCGCTGCTGACGGCGCAAACGCAGCTCGACGTTAAGCCGCGCATTCTCGCCGTACCGGGCCTCGACTCGCAGGAAGTGGCGACCGCGCTGGCGAGTATCGCGCAGCAGCTGCGCGCCTTCGCCTATGTGTCAGCCTGGAACTGCAAAACCATCAGCGACGCCATGAATTACCGCAAAAACTTCAGCCAGCGCGAGCTGATGGTGATCTGGCCCGACTTCGTCGCCTGGAACACCGCCACCAACGCCGCCGAAACCGCCTATGCGACGGCGCGTGCGCTGGGCCTGCGCGCCAAAATCGACAACGACACCGGCTGGCATAAAACCCTGTCGAACGTCGGCGTCACCGGCATCTCCTCATCGGTCTTCTGGGATCTGCAACAGAGCGGCACAGACGCTGACCTGCTCAACGCGGCGGACGTCACCACGCTGATCCGCAAAGACGGCTTCCGCTTCTGGGGCAACCGCACCTGCAGCGACGATCCGCTTTTTCAGTTCGAGAACTACACCCGCACCGCGCAGGTGCTGGCTGACACCATGGCTGAAGCGCACATGTGGGCGGTAGACAAACCGCTGACGCCGGTGCTGGTGCGCGAGATCATCGCGGGCATCAACGCCAAATTCCGCGAGCTGGTCAGCGCCGGCTATCTGCTGGGCGCATCCGCCTGGTATGACGAAAGCGCCAACGACGCCGACACCCTGAAAGCGGGCAAACTCTTTATCGACTACGACTACACGCCGGTGCCGCCGCTGGAAGATCTGACGCTGCGCCAGCGCATCACCGACACCTATCTGGCCAACTTCGCCGCATCCGTTAACAGCTGAGGAGCCGGATAAATGGCACTACCCCGCAAACTGAAAGGGTTGAACCTTTTCAACGATTCAAACAGCTATCAGGGCGTTGTCTCTTCCGTCACCCTGCCGAAACTTTCTCGCAAGCTGGACGCCTATCGCGGCGGCGGCATGAACGGCGCCGCCTTTATCGACAACGGTCTGGACGACGACGCGCTCGATATGGAGTGGACCATCGCCGGTATGGACGACCTGGTGCTGACGCAGTGGGGCGGTTCCGCCGTACCGCTGCGCTTCACCGGCTCCTACCAGCGTGACGACACCGGCGAAGAGATCGCGGTAGAGATTGAGGTGCGCGGCCGTCATCAGGCGTTCGACTTCGGCGAAGCCAAACAGGGCGAGGACACCGAAACCAAAATCACCACCAAAAACACCTACTTCAAACTCACCTGGAACGGTAAAGCGCTGATTGAGATTGACACCGTCAACATGGTCGAGAAGGTGAACGGCGACGATCGCCTTGCCCAGCGCCGTAAAAACCTCGGCCTGGCTTAACCCTGACGCCAGCGCCCGGCGCTGGCTTTTTCATCTGTATGAGAGAGAAACATGGAACAGCAAGAGAATATCGTTGAGCTGGAAACCCCGCTGAAACGCGGCGACGCGGCGATCGCGCAGGTTGAGCTGATTAGGCCGAGCGCTGGCTCGCTGCGCGGCGTGCGCCTCGCCGATCTCGCATCAAGCGACGTCGATGCGCTGCTGACGGTGCTGCCGCGCATCACGCTGCCTGCGCTGACCAAAGCGGAGTGCAACAGCCTTGACCCGGTGGATCTCATCGCGCTCGGCGGCAAGGTGATTGGTTTTTTGCAAGCGAAGTCGGCAGCGTCGACTGGCCCGGCGGACTGACGGTCAACGATCTGATGGCTGATATCGCCGCCATTTTTCACTGGCCCCTTTCTGATATGAACGATCTGCCGCTGGCCGAACTGCTCGACTGGCGGCATAAAGCCCTGATCCGCAGCGGAGCAAATACGGATGAGTGAAGACCTCAAACTGCAGGCGCTGCTGAAGGCGGTTAATCAGGCGCTGCGCCCGCTACAGCGCCTCCAGAACGAAACGCAAAACGTCGGCAGTTCGATTGCCGATACGCAGCGGAGCCTGGCGGCGCTGCAGGCGCAGTCGGCGAAAATCGACGGCTTTCGCGCCGCCAGCCGCCAGCTGAACGACACGCAGCAGCAGCTCAAACAGGCGAAGGCGGAAACGGCGGCGCTGGCGCTGGCGATGCGCGCCAGCGGTCAACCT